CCATTTAATTACTCCTACTATTCCGGGCCGGTCGGAAGCGAGTCCTCTGCTTTTGCTTCTTCAACTAATCCTAAACTATATGCCTGATCTATTTGAGCTTCTACTCCTGTTGCAAGAGCAATACCGTTCGCATTGCAGTGTTCCAAAAGAAGTGTAGTTATATTTGTAGTTGCTTGTGCTGCTCTTACTTTTGCTGAATTTGTAGTCCACTCTTTTATATCAACCATTACAGTTTTAAGAGCTTTTTCTTCGGCAGAAGTTAATGTTATTGTATGATCACTCATAATTTTTCTCCTTTAATTGAGTAGCGTATATGAAAAATAAAAATAGTTTTCGTAACTTTGTGTACTTGTGCTTACACTATATACTCTTAGATCAATATAGTCGTTGGCAGCTAAATAAACTGTGTGAGTCAGTTGTATTCCGTCAAAGTGCGTGGTAGATGAATCGGACTCATTATGCCCATAAATAGTATAAGGCTGAGTACTGCTATTCCAGTTAATACTACCATTTACATATATCGCTGGATGCACATACTGATTACCTCGAGAACTGCTTGTGGGGTGATAAATATACCAACTTGCACAAACAAGATATACTCCTTCAACCGGAGCAGTAAATCTTTTATTCGTATTATTGAAAGCACCTCCACGATTTACTGAACATGTAGGACTAGCAGCATGAGGTTGAATATTCCAACCAGAAGCAAAAGCACTCCAACCGGCTTGTCCTCTACCCTGTACATAAGTCTGCCTGGGCATAGTAACATGTCCGCCGCAGTCTATTCTCATATTTTCAGTATAAGTACTCGTACTGTCAGCACCTTGAATTACAAAGTCAGCAATAGCTGGACTAGCAGAAGTTTGATTCACTCCAACAAACCATTCATAGTTACCCACAGAATTACTGAATCCAATGCCTCCATAATTATTAGCAGCATTTGGATGTCTTATCCGAACTTGTTGCTTATCTAAAAAAGCAGTAGGAGTATAAGTATCACTAACAGTTCCTTCAACTTGTAGCTTAGTATATGGGGCTGAAGTACCAATGCCAACATTGCCGCTGGTATCTATTAAAAACGGAATTCTAGCATCAGTTACATCATATAAGTAAAACTCGCCAGCATCAACTCTTAAATCAAAAGCTCCTTCATTTTGCTCTATTCTTATTCCATTGCTACTGGTTCCTGCAGAAGAAGATCCAACATGTAAACTTTGAGCTGGATTTGTATTACCAATACCAACTCTGCCTGATGAATCGATAGTCATTTTAGAATCACTAAGCTGAGCATTACCTGCATCAGCAACACCATCATTAGCTAGATGTAATTTTCCTATACCGGCAGTTGATGTGAACTCCCAAATTATTGCTCCTTTCTTATAACCTGCTGCTGATCCATAGCCAAAAGCCATTCCTGTTGTATCAGGAAGAGAGCTTAAAGATGCAGTACCACCACTTATAACAAAGGGAAGATCATTATCTGTAATATTAGATACTTCTAACAAAGCATCGGGGCTAGTCGTTCCAATACCAACATTGCCGCCGCTCGGGTTTAGAGATAGAGGAAAGCCAGATCCTGTATTTGAAGCTTGTATATACCCTGCATAAGGAGATGCCTGATCTGTGCCAAATAACATACGAACAGAACTACTTCCTTCAAGATTTAATCCTGCATTAGCCTCTACTAACGGATTTGAGTTGCTCGAAGTGTAGGATACATGAAGTTTTGAATCAACATTTGAAGTACCAATACCAACATTACCACTAGCATCAAATATTGCGGTGTCTAACCAAGTTGCTGAAGCTCCTGCAGATCCTGCTACTGCTCTTGATATAGTAGTTATTCCATTTATAAATTGGATACGCGCTGCTTCATCTGCAACTACATATTTAAATCCGCTATTATATTTGACATTGTGCATGATATTGGTTTCGCTGCCAGTACCTTCTGTGTTTGACATGATACGAAGACTGTTGTGTCTAAGAGTGGATAAATTACCACCTAATATGTCAAGCTCATGAGCTGGACTTGAATTACCAATACCAACATTGCCGCTGCTGTCAATTGTTGCTCGTATAGTTGCAGAGCCTCCTGTCATAAAGTGAATGTTTCCACCATTACTTATGCCTTCTGCAAAAATTGAAAGATCATTAGAACTTCCTGAGCCAGTAAGATTTTTTTCTTTAAACAATCCACCCGCTAGGGAGTTACCCTCATTAACTCTGTAATCAGTTGCTTTTAAACTTGCACTAGATGTGATAGCGCCACTAGAGATAGTTCCTGCAAAGGTTGCAGCTTGAGAACTATTTATTGTTAATGCAGTTGTGAAAGTACCTGAGTTACTTGTTCCAATAACTAAAGAGGTATTACCACCAGTAGAATGCGGGCCTAAAGTAGCAACTCCACTCGTACCATTATATAAAAATTTAAGTCTATTACTTGCAGTACCATTTGTATCGTGCACAAGAAGCCCGTCCGCATGATTTATTGTTAAAGCACCTGTAAGCGTACCACCAGCAAGCGGCAACTTAGTGGCTATGCTATTCGTAACTGTAGTGCTAAAACTTGCATCATCATTCAAAGCTGCTGCAAGTTCATCCAGAGTATTTAAGGCAGACGGAGCAGACGCAACCAAGTTTGCAACAGCAGTTTCTACATATGCCGTAGTTGCAATTTTAGTCGAGTTATCACTTGCAGATTGTGTAGTTGTCGTAGGACTTCCTGCGAGAGCCACACTACTCTGTATCTGTTCACTTTTTACGTCTGTAAGTGCCATTATTTAGCCTCCAATGCTGCAACTTTTGTTTGTAAAGTTTCGATCAGTTCTTGCTGCTCTTGCATCGCTTTGAGAAGAACTACAGAAAGTTTTTGATAATGCATCATATAGCGTTCTTCTCCGGGAATTTTTTCTAATGTTTCTGGATCTTCCTTCGCATCAATAGCGTCCGTAGTACCAATTAATTCCGGATAAATTTCTTTTACTTCTTGTGCAATTAGTCCGATTTCTTTATGCTCTCCTCTACGTTCTTCATCAATCCAGTTGAATTTAACTGTTCTGAGTGCTTTCATTTTTTCGAGAGCAGAAGGAAAATCTTCTACATCTTGCTTAAGTCTCGCATCAGATATAGTTTGATTTTCAGCTAATGTACCTGTGATATAAAGATTTCCACTTGTATTTAACTGCATTCGATTAGTCATAGTATATTGAGAACCACTCGCAACACTATCTGTGTTTGACCAATACCAATTACCCCCAGACATTTCAGTATTTGTACCATTGCCCGTATCGGTACTTGAATTCCAGTATACACCGTTGTATCCAATATTTTGCATAATTCGAAAATTATTTGGACCACTTCCAGAAAAACTTGTAGTACCGTGAGAATTTGCAGTTGAACCGTTATTAGTTCTAAGATGAATTCTTTGCCCAAATACAGTTGTCCAACTGGACATATATCCGCCACTACCCGCTTCCGAAGTATGCCCAAATGAATATGAACCTACACTTGAATTAGAGTTCATTCCATAGAACATATGTCTACCTGTGGACTTTATTCGATATCTTTCTTGAGCAACTGCAGATTGTGGGCGAGTAATAAATGCTAAATCAGCACCATAGTCACTATTTGTACCATTTTTAACAGCAGCTATACCTGTTCCTGCATTTCCATGATAAGCACTACCAGATACCTCAAATGCAATACCTGTAGTATTTGTTGCAGCTGCCGCATTATTATGTAGAACGACCGTATGCCAAGAATCGTTTGAAGCAGTAAAAGTATTTGTTGATCCATGCTGAAGGTGTATATCACCTTGTGGATCTGTAGTACCAAGACCAAGTTTACCTGCTGAACTAAGAACCATTCGAGTGGCGCCACCAGTTCCAAAAAGAAATTGATCTACCATACTGGTATAGTTATGATTATACTGTAAATATCCCCTATATTTCTCATTTCCAGAAGTACCATCAGCAAAAAAGATACCGCCATAAGACGTATTTGAAGAAACCAATGTTATACCTGAAGCATTTCCGCTTCCTGTTACACCATCAATAACCAAATCACCATATGTATAATTAGACGGATTAGTTGTACCAATACCAACATGGCCGTCATTCTTAATAAAAAAGCGATCTACAAAGGTTACGGCATTGTCCGCCGTTCCTGAAGCAGCATTTTGAAAAGAAAGATTACCGTCATATTGCATAATGCGTGATGCTTCATCATTACGCATATATTTGTTTCCACCACTAGTAGAATAATAGGAGTTATTTGCCCAGACTGCATAATTAAGAGTTCCCGTATTATAAGAATCTTCGTAAAGGTTAAAAGCGTATCCTATTTGTAAAGAATCAACACTAGTTTGATGAGTATGATAATCTTTACCCCCAATATTTACATTGCCGCTGCTGTCAATACGCATACGCTCATTATTTGAGCCTGAGCTATTTGTATGAAAAGTTATTCTTGTGCTTGCATCTTCAGTTCTAAATCTTAAACTACCGTCCGCATAAACTTCTCCTGGATTAGCAACATTCGTACCTCTAAATAGTATGCTTTTTGTTGTTCCACTGCTTCCATCTAATCGAAGCGTAACTCCATCTCCAAATATATTTAACTTCGAGCCTGTTGGTAAAGAAGAAAAGTTTGATTTATTAATTATAACATTACCGCCATCTATTTCAAGATTTCCAACAGATCCTAAGTAAGAAGTTGATCCAGTATTGGATAAAGTTAATTCATTTCCATTTGATTCAAGTGCTAAAGTTGCACGATGTCCTGCTACAGATGATGTATCAACAAGCAGTCGAGCATGTTGAGATGCGTTAAGAGTAAGTATATTTGCATCATCATTATTGTTTGCTGCTCCTCCAGCAAATGTGCCAGTGCCTGCAAAAGTTGTATTTCCACTACTATCAATTATAAGACGATAGCTTGTAGCATTATTATCATAAATAACAAATCTATCAGACTGTGTATTTTCAAAACCAAGCTGCCAGTGATTACTGCCTCCGTTTTGTAAATTAATTAAAGGATCATTTCCATTCAATGTAAGACTATTTGCATTTACACTTAGACCTGTCAAAGTACCAAGACTTGTAATATTTGTTTGTGCAGCGGTTGCCAGAGTTCCGGAAATAGTTCCTGCAAAGGTTGCATTCTGTGAAGTATCTATTGTTAAAGCTACAGTATTGTCAGTATATAAAACTAAAGAATCCGATGTAGAGCTACCCAGCTGCACCGTATTTCCACTGGTTTGAAGAAAGCCAGTTGCACTCGCACCAGTTAAAGTTATAGTATCTCCATTTATACCTATATTGTCTACATTTAGTGCTGTGAGAGTACCAAGACTTGTTATATTTGTTTGTGCAGCACCCGTAACTGTAGCTGCTGTGCCTGATACATTACCTGTAACATTACCTGTAACATTACCTGTAAGAGGCCCGGCAAAAGCATCTGATGTAACTGTTCCATCAAAGTAAGCATTCTTAAATTCTAATGAAGTGCTTCCCAAGTCTATATCATTTGTAGTAACAGGAAGTATTGCACCATCAATAAGTTTTATTTGATCTGTGCCGCCAATCTTAATATCAATTTGATCATCAGTATCTGCAGTAAGTGAAGTATCTGCATCAGCATCAAGTATAAATTCTGCTCCATTTACATCTAATGTGCCGGGAGTAACAAGATTACCGCCAAGTTTTGCACTTGTAACTGCGTCATCTTTAATATGTACTGTATCTATAGTATCATTTACAGGAACATTTATCTCAGTTTGCGTAAAGGTTGCAACTTCAATTGTTGTGCCATTTGCAGGAGCTGCTGAAAAAGCTAGTGTAGTTCCTGATGTAGAGTATGAACTCTTCTGCTGATATACACCATCAATGTGTACAATCGTATTATTTTCATTGATGGGATTTACATTCATTGTAAATGAAGTTGCACTTCCATTTCCAGAGAATGTTTGAATATTTAAATTATTTCCGCTTACACCAGCTTTTACAGAGTAAACTACAACCTTTCTGCCACTTGCAGGAGTTGCAGTAAATGTAAGAGTAGTACCACTTACAGTATAAGCATCTGTGGGAGTCTGGTAAATACCATCAATATGTACGATACAGTCATTTGGGCTTGATACAGCTTGAGATAACGTAAATGCTGCTGATCCAGAGGATGTAAATACATCCGTTGTAAAAGTATTTGTACCACCACCACCGATTGCACCCCAAGACGAAGTGTATCCTTCAAACTGGCTGAGAG